GCATAATGTTGATACTTCTCATACCATCTACTAAGTCTGATGCCCCTTCTCTAAAGAAATCTCTTGTGAATGGGTGTCTATGTGCTATGTTGAATGGTAAGACATCTCCATAAGGGTTTCTATCATCTGGAACAATAGAAGTAATAGCACCTCTACTGCTTATCATAAAGTGTTTACCTTCCATATCTTCTGTATCTTTAGACCAGAACATATATTGAGCATCTTCTGTTCTACCTTGTAGCTGTGATTCTGCTTGATACATAATAGCAAAAGGTTCATCTTCATTAGGTTTAAAGAATGGGGTAAAGAAGTGGATTGGTCTATACTTTAGTTTCTTTGCATTGTCATCCCAATGAGTATATAAAGCTTCTGTACCTAATAGATAAGTAAGTTGTTCAAATTGTTTCATTACAGAATCAAAGTTGCCTAAGACATCTGTATATTTTTCGTTGTATCTTACTGGTGCTTGTTGATATACCAATGCTCTCCTGGATATGATATTTCTTACAAGATTAATGTAGAGTGGGGGAATCTGTGATAAAGATTCACTATCAAAGTATTGTTTAATATCGTGTTCAAGATTTAAACCCTCGAAATAGTCTAACAATCTTTCTCGTTCACTATGCTCTTTTTCTAATCCTTCTTCTATTGTATCCATTAACAAGTCATACAACATCTTTTCTGTTAAATTATAAATTATCATGTTTCATACCTTTTATAAAATTTTTGTTCTTCGGTTTCCAAGAATCTATCCTGGAAATCCTTTATCATTTCTCTGCTTAGTTCTTCTTCTTTTATACTTAATCGGTATCCCCATACCATAGCACTTATCATGCTAACAATAATTCCAACACTCATTCCTAATAGAAACATTACCATTCTATTGCTTTTGCTTGTCCTTTGAATCCATATCTGTAATCAACTGGATAACATAAAGCATCTAAGAAGTGAGATAAAGTTTCAGTCTTTAATATTTGCCCATTCTCCATAGTACATAGTTCTAAATCTCTAATCGTGTTCTTACACTTAGGATTAATAAATAGTCTTACTTTCCCAGTAGCATCTTCTAACATCTTATTTAAAGCATTTAGTCTGTCCTTTTGAGTTGGGTTAGCTTTTTTACTGATGACTGTAAACCCACTCTCTTGCAATATCCTATGGTCAGACTTAGTACTATTACTCGTTCTTGCTTTACCTGCTGGGTCAGGATATACTGGAAGTCCTGATGCTTTCTGTTGCATTAGCTTTGCCAGTTCAAAGGTATTTGAGTTCTGTAATCCAATCTCATCAAATACATATAATTCTCCTGCAGTATTTTCACACATTAATAAAGCAGTCATATAAGATGCTACCCCAAAGTCGATTCCCCAGAACATTCTTGGGGACTTCTCCATTACTCTACAATGTATATCTCTACTAAAATTGTATGCTGCTCTATTTGCAGCAGTAAGAAAACTTGCAAGATATTCTTGCTCAAAAGTTCTCTTATCTAAATTCTTTTTGGCATTCTCTACTTCTGATTCAGAAATAAAGCCACCTTCTAATGTGGTAAACTGCCAAGACTTGTAATCACTATTCTTAGATTGTCCTTTAACAAATAAATCGTAAAAGTGGTTCTGTACTCCAGTTGGAGTTCCTACAAATAAAGCCGAGCCTTTAGTTTCTGCTAAAGTCGGCTGTATAATCTCTCCCCACACATTCTCTTTCATATAACTGTACTCATCAAGCACTACCATTGTTGTAGATACTCCTCTAAGTGAGTCAGGTTTGTCTGCCCCTTTAAGTTCCACCTTTGCACCATTATCAAGTGTAATAGATAATTCAGTTTCATTGATACTGACTTCTTTATGTGCAAAGATGTCCTTGAGTATTGACCAAGATACCATCTTAGCTTGTCTATATGTTGGAAAAACAATCCACCTTCTCTCGTTAGCTTTAAAAGGCTTAGATAATAAAAATAAAATAGAGAAGTAAGATTTCCCCCACCTTCTACCACAGGATAAGATTTTGTATCGTGTATCGTCTTTAAGGATTGATTTCCTTGTGGCATCAATCGTCCAGTCCATCTATATCAAATACCTTAATTGGTTCATCTGAAACATCTTTGATTCCTATGCTTTGACTTGGTTTACCCAAGATTCTATCTGCTAAAAAGTTAATGGCAGTCATATTACCATCTAATGCTTCTTCATATACTTTACCTACAACAGCTTCTAACATAGTCTTTTTATCTTCTAATTCTACATTAGCTAAATCGGTGATATATTCGTTCAAGGCAAAACCAGATTTAGGTCTTCCATTAGGATTACCTGATTGTCCTTTTTTCCATTGGTGTTTTACCAAATGTTCATTCTTTTTATCGCTGTTCTTTTGCTGTTTTACAGCGACTTTCTTTTGTGTTTTAGCTGCAGCCAAACTAATCACCCCACTATTTGAAGGTTATGTTCGTTATTAAAACGAAAGGGAAGGTGTTACCCTTCTACCCTATAGGCAAAAAGACTACAAGAAACCCTTATCTAAGAGTTCTAAATGCTTGTAAGTGTTGATATTGTTGATAAAGATTTTTTTTTGAGGACTACAAAAAAGCCCCATATTTCAGGGGCTAATTTGTCTAATTGATATTAGAGGTATTGCAATTAGTGTCCTATTTCTAGTCTTTTAGGACAAACATAGAAACTAAATTCTATGGAATATGCAAAACCATCTTGTTGGGCTATATTGCTATGTATCCACCCAGTTTGGTCATAGTCTTGCAAAATTTTACATAAATCATACCATTCTTGACTTGGTTTTTCTGAAGAAAACTTTAAAACATAATATAGAGGTTCTATAAGTTCTCCAGTATCAGGACAATCATATTCTTTGCCCTTTACAAAAGTATCTTCTCTATTTATTGTTTTACCATTCAATGCTGATACAACTAATAATCTATTTACTTTTTCTTGTATTTTTTGATTCCAAATATAAGTCATTTTATTCTCCTTTATTTAATTAACTATTTAAAATATGGTATTCTACAATTAGTGTCAAGAAAATAAGGAAATTATTTTTTTAGGCAATTTATCGACGAAGTTTGATACAATCATATCTTCAGGTAGGTCATCTATTATGTATTTATATCCATATTTCTTTATGGTATCGGTACTAAAGTCCTCTATTAGTCTATATGTGCCTAATTCTATTTGATGTGGCTCAAAGACTACTATATGTTGATGTGGGATATTGAATTGGATTAGATAACTGTTTCTACTGGTCAGCTTTTTGGCTTTATGTTCCTTGATGTGGAAAAAGGGTATATTAGCAAATAAAGATTGTACTTCTATTTTTATGATTTTGTTCCTATAAGTTACTTTGAAGTCAGGTGCTGCAGTTATCTCCCTTCTCATTACTCTTATTACTCTATCTTGGTCATGGTTATCAAAGGTCGCAGTTAGTTCTTTATATGGTGGCAAAGAGAATAGATAAGTAAATACATCTTCTACTAACCAACCTCTGCAGATATCCATAAAGTGTTGTTCGGGTGTTCTGTTGTCCTGGATATGTGCCATTTCTTTATCCAGTTTATTATTAATGGTTTTTAGTTGCTGTTTATAAGCATAGTATTTGTTATGTAGGTAATGGTGGTAATCTGAATTGTTAGATAGTTCTTTTAGTTGATTATATGCTGTATCTAACTTATTCATTAATAATATTTTCTATAATTTGTGTACAAAGATTTATATCCCAACCATTTGCTGCTCTATTACAAGCATTAGCATATGATTCATTTCCCAAATTTATTTCCCCATCTTTAAATCCCATCAATCTATAATGTTCTGCAATAGATAACTTTCTTACTTGATATTCATTGTTTTTCATAGGTTCTATTACTCTTATAAGATTATGATGTACTTCTGCCAAAGTTGGACTAATTTTCTTTATGCTTTTGTTGTACAAATCTCCAAAATAATATTCATCTTTATTGTACTCTTTTTCATACAAATCAATCAACCTTCCTAATTGTTTGCCTTTCTGTATTTGTTCTTGTGTTTTATACAATGATTTATCAGGGTTTTTATCAAGATATAATTCCATCGGTTCTACTGTATTAACATTAGGTGCAAGTTTAAAGAATAGTGGTATGTCTTTTGTGGTTGCATATATCCATACTCTTTCACGATTTTGTGGTGTTCCATAATTTTTACTATTTAATAATTCCCAATGCACATTATATCCTATACTTTCTAATGATTTGATAATAGTTTCAAAAGTATGTTTATGTCTTTTTGAAATTAAACCTTTTACATTTTCTAAAAGTATATTTTCAGGTTTCTTAATTTTACAAATTCTTATAATGTCATGAAATAAAGTACCCCTTGTATCTAATTCACCTTTGCCACTACCTGCAGTTGAAAAAGCTTGGCATGGAAATCCACCTGTAAAGAAATTAAAGTCAGGCAATTCTGTAGGGTTTATTTTAGTTATATCTCCATAGAAAAAAGATTGATGGTTTTGTGAATATATTTTTATAGCAGATTTGTCTATTTCAGAAAACCCAATACATTCATAAGGAATTTTAAGTCGTTTCAATGCAAAGTGTGGACTTCCAACTCCTGCAAAAGCATCAAATAGTTTTATCATTTTCTTCTTAATAGGTGGGTTATCAAAGTGGCTTGTTTAGATAACTTTTTTAATGCTCGATTATAGTAAGTCTTACAAGCCGATTCTGATATTCTTAAATTAAATGCTATATCTGCAAAAGGGTATTTGTTTACTGCTCTTTCATAGAAGCATTGAAACTCTTGTTCTGATAGTTCCCTTCCCCCTACTACTCCAGTAAGAACATACTTTAATTCTTTCAGCATTTTTGCTTGTTCTTTTTCTACTTCGTCTATTAAGTCTTGATAACTTCTTGCTGTGTTTTCGATATTGTTTTTCATGTTAATTCTTTTGGGATAAGCTGCCAAGCCATTGTGGTAATCAAGGGTAAGATTTCCTTTCTTAATAAACCCACAAACTATCCCAAATCCTTGTTGTAGCCATGTTCTTTGGCTGTTTTTATTATATTTTTTACTGGTATGTATTTGTTGTATTTAAAGCAATACAATTCCATTGTGTTTTGTAGTTCTGATGAAACTCTACCTGAATATTCTACATATTGAATTTCATAGATATTATTTACTTTACAATATACTAAGATGCTGTTTAGTTCTTTGGTATCCACTAAAAACTCTCTTGTAGTTCAGGGAAATGTTGGTCTAATCCTTTTCTTCTAAGTCTTTCAATGATTCTTTTGTGAGTAGATACATTTTCTTTTAGTTCTTTGTATTGAAACTTAATCCACTCTTTTAATAGGTATTGTGAATCATCTACTTGTATCATGCCCATTTTTTCTTTAATTACTTCTGGTATTTGACCATCATATCCATTACAATAAAATCCCATAGCTTCATCATCTTTTTCCCAGAAACCATCATGTGTGCAACTGGTGCTTATGTAATACCATAATACTTTTTCTTGTGCAGTTAGTTTTCTAAACCAACTTTTATTATTTATATCTGCATCTAAAAATCGTTTTCTCATCTTTTATTCTCCTGTATTTTTAGTAATAACTTAAACATCTTCCAACCCCAGTTCAAGTCTTTAATCTTTAAATGCTCTACTTGATACTCTTTTTTTTCTTTGTCTATTCGCACAATTAAAGCACCTTTGATTTTTTCGCCTGTGTTTTCTTCATACATTTTTGCATAAGCAGATATTTGTATTTTATGTTCTGAATGCAATGAGTTAGATGATTTCCAATCTAATATCATTAGCTTGTTATTTACTTTGGCTACTGCATCACAAGTACCACCAAACTTATATTTTTCTGAAACCATTTGTAGTTCACTATGTATGATTTCAGGTTTATATGCTTCAGCAAAATCCAGATAATTATAATATGCTTGTTTAGCTTGTGCTATTTCTTGGGCAGAATATCCATCTAAGAATACTCTACCACCAATAGTAAATTTCTCTATCATAATATGTGCTAAAGTTCCGATTCTACCTGCAGATTTTAGTTCTTCTTTTGGGTCAAGTCCTTGCCTTACTAATTTTAAGTTCCAGTTTAACAATGGGTAAAAGTTCCACCCAAGATTATTACCTATGATTGTTGTAACTGAACTAACTCTTTTTTCATTTACAAAGTATTTTGTATGTGCCATTTTTTATTCTCCTTTTATTGCATTGAATATTTCAATGCTTTATTATATTTATTTATTAATTTATTTTTATTCTTTTTAACATGATGATATTGTTGTTCTATATATTCAATAAATTCAGGTATGCTATATTCCGATTTTACTCTATTGCAGGGTTTACAAGACATTCCAAGATTATTTACATGTCCTGAACCACCACTAATTACTGGAATAATATGTTCTATTTCCCATGTACTTATTTTTAATGGATTTATCTTTTTTGAACAAAGATAACAACAAGTTCCAAGATGCTTGAATAACTTATCATCAGACATTCCAACTATATCAAACTTTCTACTTATTTTCTTTTTAAATTTATACATAGGAGTTTGCTGTCTTTTTCTTGTGGCTTTAAGTTGTTTTTTTCTTGTCTTTTCATTTAAATGATATGCAAGTGTTGATTTAGCTATTCTTGGATAATACCATTTCATAAATTTAATAATATAATTATAAGGCAATCCCAATTCATTCAACAATTTAATTCTATTTTTTTT